ATCGACAAACGTCAACAAAAAAGTTGAAAAAAGTTGACTTTAGTCGAAAATCCCTCATTTTACAAGCATGTCCGACGACGTAACAACACGCTTCTTCCACTGGATGGAGGCCCACAACATCAGCCGCAGCGCAGCAGCGGAACTCATCGGCGTCGATGAGCGCAGTCTATCAACCTACCGCTCCCGCGGATTGCCTCGCAAAAAATGCGCCCTTGCCATCAAGATCATAGCGGATCACGAGGCGCGCAGCCAGCCAGGAGGAGCGGATGACCATCGCATCTCCGTGCATTTCAACGATAACGACTTCGATACGGTAAGCCAAGCCTCCGGCATTGTCGGCAGCACTGTCCGAGAGTTCATCGTCAAGGCCACTATCACCAAGGCCCGGGAGGAAATATCCAAAAAGAAAGAGCACCCACGCCCTTTTGAGCACCTCAAGGTGGCCGAAGATCCCACCCCATACAAGGTCTCACGCGAAAAACATCCCTAATCCCCCCGAGTCCTCCACTCAAATCGTCCCCTTCCACCGCTGCAAACACTGCAAAACCAAAGCCAAATGAAAACAAACACTGAAGTTACCCCATACCTATTCAAGGAATCCGTTATTAAAACCCTGCTTTCAGGAGATGAAATCCTTTTTTGTGCCAAAGACGTATGCACTGCTCTCGGAATAGAAAACAATCGAGAGGCCATATCTTCGCTGAAATCTTCAGAAAAGATTACTGTCGGGAACCCCGACAGTAATCCAAGAGCAGGAATTGCACATCAAATGACCTATGTCACGGAGCCGGGTCTATACCGCCTCATTTTCAAGTCCCGCAAGGCAGAAGCTGAAGTTTTTCAAGAATGGGTCTTTAAAGAAGTTCTTCCCACCATCCGCCGATCAGGAAGCTACAGCCGCGGACATCAAGCCTATCTCTACCTCATCAAGGATCAGATCGCCTTGGGAGTCAGTCCGGATCTCGCCGCCAAGATGGCCGGAAAACTCTGCCCCGCAGCCCTTCCTTCCAGAAGAAGCTACTTCGCGCAGGAAAATTTTCTCGATCCAAAGTCCATTATGGACCCGTGCGACGCCCTGCTCTCCTCCATGAAAGAGGAGCACCCATACACCTCCACCGATCTTCTTCCACTTGTCCCAGCCGGTCACCGCATTCTCGGCATGAAGCCCGGGAGAGGCCAACTTTCAGCACTGGGCAAGCTCCTTGCGGAATACGTCAAGAATGGCTATCTCCGGTGCAGCCATACCGGATCCCGCACCATCTACATCCGCCCAAAGGTCATCATCTCCATCAACGGATGATACTTCCACCTTGACATCCGTCTCCGGAAACCCTTAGAACGCCAGCACATGAAAACGCTGGCGTTTCTTTTTATCCTTGTTACATCGGCCATAGCTGCGGAACCACCCGCATCAGCCACTACTGCTCAAGTCCTGCGCATAGCCAGACTCACCATCGGAACCTACACCTATCAGAATGCCGCCATCCAGAAAATAGATGAGCTTTTTGCCCGCGTCACACATGATGCCGGGACATCCCGCATTCCGTGCGATAAACTCCCCGCTGATATAGCCACCAAACTCGGGTTCGATCTTGCCAAAGCCAAAGCCGTCGCCCTTGAACTCAAAGCCGAAGAAGAAGCCCAAGCCGCTCGCATAGTTGCTGCAAGTGAGAAAGCTAAAGAACTCAGCAAAAACATACCACCGCCCGATACCGTTAAAACCTTCTGGGTGGAAGAAAACCGAGAAGAAGGATTAGTGGTCGGCATTTTCGATAGAGTTCCAGACCGTGCACAATATATCAGATCCTCATCGAGCCGAACCGGTGGAGGCGGGGGCATAGCCATCACCGGCGGGACTCATCTGGAGAAAAGTTACAGCTACGCATTCATTCCGCACACCGCCGAAACTCAGACTTTAACGGATAATCAAAACTTCACCGCCGCCATCTTATCGGAAGGAACATACCGGCTTGACGAGTCCACTGTTATCCCTAAATTTAAGCTCATCCGCATCGAATCTAAAGCGGAAAATGGTGTTAAAACTGGTGTAAATTCCCCCTGATTCCCGCAACATGCTCACAATCAACACCAGTGCCAAGTCTTCGAATCTCATCGCCCGCTCCAGCGTGAATCCCTTGAATCCTTGATGATTCAAGGTTTTTTTGTGCCGTGATGGCTGGGTTTGTTTTTGAAAATGGGGTAAAATGGGGTTTTGTGGTTGCTTTTTTTGGTGTAAAATGGTGTGAAAAACCATGGCTTCGAAGGGACGGGCACCGGAGTATCCTCGGACGATCGCGTTCGGGGCGGGGAAGGTGCGTGTGGCGAAGCGGGCCAATGGCTGGTTTGCACTGACATGGAGGGAAATGGGATCCACCCGCCGCACTACGAAAATCACGGAGCCCAAGGCGCTCGAGTGGGCGGCAAAGAAAGCCCGGGAACTTGACGCCGGCACCGGTAACCGGTGGATCCATGGGAGCGATGCGGATGCCCTGGCATCGCTGCGAGCAGTGGCCGGCACGGAGGAGGGTGCCATGCGCCGCCTGGTGGAGGATGTGAAGGGTGCCATGGGCTGGTTGGAAGGATTGGCGGACATGACGACTGCCGCGCGGTGGTATGCGGAACGCGGGCCTCTGCGGGTCCAGAGGATTACTGTGGCCGTGGCGGTGAAACGATTCCTTGCGGAGTATGCCAAGGGCTCTCCGGCGACGCTGCGCACGTTTGGCGGGGAGTTGAATGGGTTTGTGGAGGTGAAGGGCAATGGGGACCTCCTGCTGCTGGATCTGACGACGGAGAAGCTGACGACTTGGTGTAATCGGAAGATGATGGCCGGGGCTGTGAAGGCCAAGGAGGGGAAGAATAAAGAGGCATCGATGAGGACGGTGGATAACCGGATCACGAATTGGATCACGTTTCTCAACCGGTGCCGGGATTGGGGATTGCTGCCGGAGGCTGGGAAGCATGCGGCGGATCGAATACGGAGGCCCACGCTGCCGGATGCGGGGAGGGAGATCCTGACGGTGGATCAGGGGCGGGCGTTGCTGGCTGCGGTGAGGAATACGGAACCGGAACTGGAGGGGTATTTGATTATCGGCGGATGGCTGGGGCTGCGGCCGTCTGAGATCCAGAGGCTGACATGGGGCGCTTTCGATTGGGAACGGGGATACTGCCACCTGGCGCCGATCACGGTGCGCAAGACTGCCACGGAACGCTATGTGCCGATGGATGAGCGGGTGGTGACTCTGCTGCGGCGGATCTACGAGGCGAGCGGGAAGAAGCCACAGGCGCGGGTATGCCGGTTTCGCTCTAGGGAGTTCCTTTCATCGTTGGCGCGGAAGGCGGGGGTGCTGGATACTTGGCCGGCGGATGTGCTGAGGCACTCGTTCTGCAGCTACCGGATGGCTGTGGTCAAGTCGCTTGATCAAGTGGCTGATGAGGCTGGGAATTCTCCGCAGATTTTGAAGAAGAACTACAGGAAGCCACTGCGAGAGGAAGATGGGCTGGCGTGGTGGAGTTTGCTCGATCCACCTGCGACTGGAGGACCCTGAGCCGGGTGTGGATCTCGGCGCGGGATTTATAGGATTTCTGGAGATCGTGGCGGAGACGGCGGTTTTCCTCTTTGAGGATGGTGATCTCGTCCGGCATCGGTCAACGGGGAAAAAATTCAAGACTTCAAGACGCAAGACGCAAGAGAAGAGGAATATCTATGCGAGGAGGCGGATGAAGCAGAGGGCGGCAGAGCGGTGGCGCCGCTTGGCCCAGATGCCATCACCGTCGCGGGTGTTGGTGGATCCGGTATTGGCCTCGATGGTATCTACCCAGGGGCCGGCGTCTCCGGTGACGATGCCGATGTGGGAGCAATCGAAGACCATGATGTCCCCGGTGTGGAGATTGTTGTCCATTGAATCGCTCATGACGAGTAGGCCGTTCTTTCTGGCCCAGTCCCTCCAACCGAATGCGGCGGGGGACTTGCAGCGCCAGAGCTGGGCTTGGGATGGGGCTTTGCCGAGGGCTTTGCAGACTTCCGGGTCCTTGAGCCACTCAGCCACCCAGTAGCAGACAGCCGCTGCGCAGTATGGCTCACGGTTGTCGTATCCTTTGGGGTAGTTTGTGGCGGGCCAGAACTTCTTAATGGAGAGGCCTTGGTTTCGGGACTTTTCGGTTTGGCCCACATCACGGCGGGCGATTTCTACGAGGCGTTGACGAAGTGCTAGAGTGCTCATCTGAAACTGGAATAAATTAGGGATATAATGTAAATGAATCCCGCCAGACCGATGGTGAAGAGGACCGCATCAAACAAGAGCGATCTAGGCTCATCATCGGGCGATGGCGGGCATGGGATCACTTTTCCGCGATGATCTTGGTGGCCACGGTGATGACTCCACCAGCTACGGCGACGGAAGCGGCGTCCGGGCCGGAGGTCTTGGTAACGGTCACTGTGCCATCCGGTGCGGTTGTCGTGGTGGTGGTCGTGATGCATGATGACAAGGCAGTGCACAGGCCGAGGATGATCAGGAAGCGATTGCGTGGGTTGAATTTCATGATGATGGTTGATGTGTTGGGGATTTGAATGCGGGGATTTATTTCACGGGATTGGAGTCTTTGGCGGCATATCCGAGGAGGGCGAGGACAACCGGAAGAATCCAAGTCTTCCAGTCTTGAATCGATCCTCCTTGTTGAACGACGGTTTGGATGGCGGCGGCGGCTGCGGCGAGCAGTCCGAGGATTGTGGTTTTCATGGTTTTCTGATGGTTACGGTTAGCAATGCCACGCACCCGATCACCATCAAGGAAACGCATGTCCATCCAAGGCTGGCAACGAGGGTGAGTGCGAGAGTTGTCATTCGACTTTCGGGAGTTTTGCCCAGCAGGTTCGCTTTTCGAGTTCGGAGGTAAGGTTCTTGATTTCTCCCGCCACCTTAAAACTTGCGAGGATGGATTCGGATGTGAGTGCTGCGATTTTCTCCTGCGCCACCGCACTCGCTGAGTGACTGGATTTTTGCATCTCCATGAGTTCGATGTGGTGACGTTCGCGGAGTTCAGCGTCTTTCTTGTCGCGGGACTGCCCGTTTTTCCACAATACTCCGACGACGAGGATCGCAGCGATGAGGAAACCATCCGGTCCCGTGAACTCCTTGAGATTGATTTGGGAGATCACACCGAGTATCCCGGCAAAGCCAAGAACGATTCCGTCGATCAACCAGAGTCCCGCGTTGCTGAGTGTATGGATACGGTGTGGCATGGCTTAGAGTTCGGCTTGCGGTTGAAGTGATTGATATTGTTCAGCGGTGATTTCCTCTGCGCCGTTTACCAGCGCATAGTCGATCAGCGCGGCGTATTCGGGTGGCTCGTATTCGTGAGGGCAGAGTGCAAGCGAGGTGACGCCCTGCCGCCACGGTTGCGCGGCGTGATCGTTCGGCTGTCCTAGAGCGTCCATGACCTGAGAGCGTATGGCGTCGAAAAGTTCTGGTGCGGCAGTGAAGTATCTCATGGTGTTGCCCATTTTGATCTAAAAAATCCTTCAGTTGACAAACGCTCACCATCGGTCATGGCGCGTGGAACGATCAGAATCTCACATAAATCCGCGAGTGTTGGAGCTACTCCAGCCAAGTTGACCGCTCCTATAACCATGTCGGAAAAAGCGTTCGATGTTGATGGAGCATTGGTTAGCGTGTTTGACTTTAGCTCGGCCCCGCCATTTATTCTCATCACAGCCCTATTTGCCGCTGTTGCGTTGTCAGCATCGAGCTTCCAATGAGCTAATGTAAATGCGTTTGGAGTCCAAACATCCTGATTCACCCCGTCAACCGTCGCGTTTGTGGCGACCGGAACACCCCTCGTAATAAACGCGCGAATCGCGTTGTTGTATGGCACGGCTGACCTATCATCATAGCTTAACCATACTCCAATATTGCTCGCTGATGAACCGTTGTTGCAAAGCAGGGAATAGACGGCGTTCGGGTCTGATGAGTTTCCCATCTTGCAAACGATAAACACGTTCGATTCAGTCCCGTTGTGCAAAAAATTAAACATCGCCGTCGAACTTGCAATGCTCATGAAATCGTTAGCCCCATCAAAGCGAACAATGTCGCGTCCGTTCTTGATCGCTGCCTTGCGGAGTGGTTGCGACACTCCCGTTGACTGTGTGAGATGTCGAGCATTTCCAGACTTATCTTGCCAGCGGGCAATAGTGCCGTCTGGCGCGACGATGCTGCCGCCCGTAGTCGCATCGTAAAGTGTCGTCGAGTCGCTCGCGTCGAGCCACAAGGCGGGACTCAGCGATAGCGGATTGAATGACGCGAAGCTATACGGGTTGATTATCATGCGCGAGTTCCGAGAAGCGTGATTTTCAGACCTGTGCCAGCGATGGTGCTGCCAACTTGGTCAAGATCAATGTGGATTTCAGCGTCGTCCGCAAAGTCGTCGTAAGTCGCGTTGATGACCGCTGGTGTTGCTGCCGTTGTGCTGGTTTTCTCCGATGCGTCGATGCTGAGTTTTGTCGAGAGGACATCGTTTCCGGCGTTGCGGATTTGGACTTGCAGCGTTGCGCCTGTGGGTTCGGTTGTAACGCTCGCTCGGACTCCAGTGAGCGTGAACGCGACAGGTGCTCGGAATACGACCTTGCCGTCACCAATGGTAAGTGCGGAGGTTTCGTCGGATGCTGCGAGTTGGATTTCGATTGAGCGGTTGGCGATATCGGAAGTCAGCGCAACCGTTCCGTCTTTGTCTTGAAACCGCTGCACGCGGTTGGCGGTGAGCGTATCGACAGCGGACACGGTGAGTTTGTATGCGCCGCGCCACCACCCAAACGCACCAAGGATACGGGCTACGAATGAGCGGTTGTCGCCGGATGCTGGTCCGAATTTTGAATGATAATCCCCCGACGATGTTGATGCGGTCGAACCGGTTCCGGACATCGACAATGAAGTCGTTCCAGTCCCTGAATCCGCCTCACCTTTAACCGCGCTTCCAGATGTTGCTGTTCCGCTTACACCTGAGCCACCAGCTGTATTGCCAGCACTTACTCCCGGTTTCGATGCAACCGAAGATGTGATTTCAACATGCCCGTATGTGGCGTTTCGTTTGACAATTGTTCCGGCTGTGTCATTATCTGTCGCGTCCGTGATGTCCGCGCTGACATGCGTGTGATTCTTCGCCGCGTAGTCCGTGCTGACCGAAATTACGCCATTGACATCAATGGAGACGCCCGAGCCGATCTTGACGCCGCCGAGGATGGTGTCTGTGGCTGTGGGGATTTCTTCCAGCTTCGCGGCCAGGGCCTCGGAGAGTGGGGTGTTGATCGTGGGGAGATCGATGGTGGCCTTGTCTGTGAGTTCCGCGATGGTGGTGGCGCCGGCACCGATCTCGACCACGATATCCGGGTCTGGGGCGGGCACTGTGATGTTGTAGGTGCTCATGGGCGGGAAGTGTCGGGTTCGATGAGGATGGTGCCTTGGATGAAGGTGGCAGTGATGCCAGTGGCGAGGACAAGCTCGAGATCGTGATCGCAGATGATGGCGGGCCATTCCGCGCAGGTGTCGGCATCCACTTCGTCCAGGTGGACGGTGTTGGATCCGGCGCCGGTGATGGAGGCGTTTGGGGAGTCTCCTCCGGTGGTCCATTCGTGGACAAGACACCCTGCCTTGGTGCGGAACTGGAGGAGCGCGGAGGTGATGGCGACGGGCTGGCCACCTTGCGTGATGGTGGCTATGTCCCGAGCCTCGAATGTGTCTCCGCGTTTGTGGTTTGGAAAATTGTAGATGCCAGCCATAGGGTCTGCATGGCGGGAGATGTCAAAGAAGAGAACGCGGGAGGGTGAAGAGAAGAATAGGACGGATGGAAAGAGGAAGAATAGGACGGATGGGAGTTATGGGACTTAGCCTGATGGTTATACTCCTAGATCTTCATACCAGTTGAATCTGAGCATGACGGCGGCTGATGCTGATGTGGTGAGGCGGGCGAGATACTCGGTGGATGGCTTGAGAATCCATTCTGCGGCCGAGGTATCACTGTTGATGCTGGCTTTTGCAGAAACGATGGTGATATATCTGGCGAGTTCTGTTCCGGTGGCGGAATAGGTGGCTCCGGTGTAGATTCCCATGCCGGGGGTGTTTGGTGTTCCGATGCGGTTACGGTTACGGATGGTGGTGACTGCAGTGCCGTTTGCTGTAAGGGTAGGAGCTTCGAAAAGAGTGAGCGATGATGTATTATCGCAAATAAGCTCCATTTTGAGGTGGGGGCACTGGATCGGGACAGCGTAGGCCGGAACGACGAGGCGGATATCCACTGTGCCATTCAGAGATGCATTGTAATAAAAATACTGGTAAGCCTCTCCCTCATGGTTTTGGTGGTGGTCATAATCCATGACCACAGGCAGATCCGACACCGGATCCGTGGGGCCGATGAAAACGCGGACTCCTTTTTGCCCAGTGACAGCGCCAGTGCTGATTTCCGCCGTATCTGTTCCATCTCCAATGGCGTGATGTGGTAAATGAGACCCTGAGATAAGGGTTGAGAAGAAAGTCTTAATGACTCCCGCCGCGTCTCTGATTTGATAGCTCATAACAGTGGTTGATACATTGAATTAGCTGCTTTGCTCATATCCATGACGGTTTCTCCGGGTTGGATGAGCATTAGAATTTGATTAGGACGAATACCGTAGGGGGAAGCCGATAGGTTCCAGTATTTGAAGTTTTTCAAATAGACGTTCCCGTAATCCGATGGGGGATCGATGTAGTAATAATCCGAAAACCAACTCGCGTCCATTTCGTCGTCTGGATTACCTGGACCATTCCAAAGGAATTCATCTGATCCGATTATTGACGGGTCGCCGGTGGTTGGAACTAAATAATAATCCCACGTCATCCTAAAATATGTTCCTTGATAATTCGATGGAACACGCCACCGGGTTCTTGTCCATGAAATATCCCCAATTCCACCTGACCTGATTCTACTGGTTATCACGCCACTCATAAGAGCTCCGCCGAATATGCCGCTCCCGGACCCGTATGGAATAATTCCCCAATCAATTCCGTATGCCTCAATTTCACCAAGTCCAGTCGCCACGTTTTCAGCGAAGTCGACTTCATCAGAATAAACTGTTGTCACTGTTCCTGTTTTTGGAGACGCCTCAGAAAATGAAGTTTCTGAGCTTGTAACAACCGGGCCTCCGCGATCAAATGACGAATATCTAGGGGTGGTATATGTGGTTTGTTCATATCCGCCATCTGAAAATTCATACCTTCTCGTTAAATATTTTGGCGTGCCTAAAGAAAGAAAGCAATTGGTTGAAATTCTCGCCGAAATCCCATCTATGAAAAAATACGGAGCCAGCGGAACCGGCATGGATTCGCTAGGAATTCCACGATCAAGGACCTCGTTCCATGTCGTGACCGTTTCGATTGGAAATGGGGTGTAGATGCTCATAATTTAGAGAGCACGAAGTATCCGACCGTTCCGGACGCAAGGAAGTTTCCAGGAGCTGAAGCTGTCCGGAATCCACTATCTGTCCAGCGGCCAATCTCTACATAGATGTTTCCTGTAGCGGATGTGACGGTGATGACATCATTGTCCGGTATGGCTGCGGCATCTGAAAGCACAGCACTATTCAATGTGCACCCAGGGAGCATGAGATCATCCTCGATGACGGCGGTGACATTGGCGGTGAGATAGAGAATATTTCCGGCGGTGGAGGTGATGCCGGTATCCGCATCGATGAGTTTATAATCCGCGACAGTGGCACTCCCTCCGCTGGATCCTGTTACGCCGCCTCCTTGGAGGTAGGTGTCTCCGAGGCTATCGGTGTATTGGGTAAAAAACGCACCACCCAGCCGAGCACCGCCTCCCTTATTGTGCTTCTTTATGAAAGGAGTGAAGCCGTCCGGAGCGGACTTGATGCCAATGTCTGCGGAGGGCTTTGGCTGGATGGATAGGAAGCGGCGCTCGAGGGCCTCCACGTTGGTGACGAGGGTGTTCCATGTGTCCGGCTTGATGAGACCGGCATCACTGCCGGAGGCACGCGGAATCTTGGGGAGGCGGGTGAATGATGCCATGGCCGTTAGGGCGTGGGGATTCCGTAAATGGGGACTTCCCATCCGTCTGGATTGAGTTCCCACTGGAACTCTGCAAACCATGACTCTCCATCGGGAGCGGGCTCGATGTCTCCGCCCAGGTAGAGCCACGCGTTTTCCACATTGCAGATATCCGCGTAGGGACCGGGCGGAGTGTCTATCTTGTAGAGTGAGGCGTAGCGGAGATCCGTGAGGGTTTTGATGAGGCGCCGTTCCACAAAAACCACGCCGCCGGTTTTGTAGGCGGTGTTTCCCTTACGAATGCGCTGGAGGAGATATAGGCCGGGATCCGATGTGATTTGAGTTTCCCACTGGGCTCCGGATTCATCTGTTTCCTGACCATTGGCGATGGCATTGAGGGCCTTGATCTCGATCTCAGCGAGACCGGAGAGGAGATCATCCCCGATCTTGGGGATGGTGAGGAGTGGTTCTTCACGGCCGGAGACGCGCACGGAGTAGCGGGGATTGGCGGCATCTCCACCCGGGCGGCCTGGGAGATCGGTGGCGAAGTCATTGGCCTCGAAGATGAGGGTGACTGCGATCTGGTCTCCAGGCTCGCGGGATGCCTTGATCCGGGCGAGAGTGAAGCCAGTGAGGTCCGGATGGGCCGTGCCGTAGGCTGGGCATCGGGTAGCCCAGCCTGCGAAATCGTCCTTGTATTTGAGAGTGGCGGTGGCTTTGTCCGAGCCTTGGGTGCCCTCGTATTCCCACGGGGTATCATAAGCGAGGGCCACATTGATTTTGTTGGAAGCCATGGATGTTGAATGTTAGGCGATGGCGGGAATGGCACCGGGCATGTTACGGGTGTTCTTCTCGATCTTGCTGAGGAGATTGTTGGATTTCTTGGTCTCCGAGACCATGGGAAGGAAGGTGGTGCCGAAGCCGGATCCGCCCACACGGGTGAGGGATGTGGTGAGTGTCATGGCTTCCTTGAGTGCACCGGCCGGTGTCTTTTGTCCTGCCGCAGTGGTGGTCTCACTAGGGATAGGTGTGGGAGCAGGGATGGCGACTGACGCTTTAAATTTAGCCACTTCTTCCTTCACCGTAGATAACAGTGATTTCATGTTTTCCTTGGCTGCCATGAAGGCGGAGGAGGCCGGAGACGTCATCTCTTTTGCAGCGGCTGCCAATCCTTTCCCGAGCGCATCCGACATGACCTTACTTCCATCTCCTGCAATCTTAGGATTGCTCCAGGTAGCCAGCATCGCGGAGGAGGATGAATCCATCTGGTAGCTCTCACGGTAGGATTGATCGAAGTTATCCTTGCTTCCGCCTGGAAACGCCATGCGTATGTCCGCAGCTACACGCTTAAAAATAGCTTGGAGCTTGAGCCCTAACGAATCCCACAGCAAGGGATCCGTAACTCGGGAAACTGCATATTGGAAGATCGGAGGTAATGCAGTAGAAAGGAAGGCGACCGCCGCTCTGACACCGCGCATGAGGGCATCTATGGCGCCGGTGATGGCAAGATTGAATCCTGCACCAAGAAGGTCCATGGTCTTTCCAGACTTGATGAGCGCATAGGCGGAGAGGATGGCATTTCCGATGGCGGTGCCTGCGCTGACGGCGGTGGCCTTCCATGACTCGATGAGGGCGATGGCATCCATGAGCATGGGCTTGATGGCGTTCATGATCGGGGCGGCGAAGTCTGCAAGGAGGAGTTTCCATGAGCCTTTGATCCGCTCCACGAGGCCACCGAAGGTCTTGCCGAGGAGTTCCGCTCCGCCGGCGAAGCGGGAGAACTGGCCCTCCAAGTTCATGAAGATGGAGATGAGGGTATCTGCAGGGACTTTCCCCTCCGAGACCATATCGATGAGCGCCGCCTGGCTGACGCCGATTTTCTTGGCGAGGGCATCGAAGACGGGAACACCTTTTTCCGCGATCTGCTGGCGGAGTTCTTCCATGCTGACCACTCCCTTTGCCTTGACCTGGGCGAGGGCGGAGCCGAGGCCCTTGGCTTCCTCCGAGGACATGCCCACGGCACCGGCGACGTTGAGGATGTTCTTCTGGAGCTTGATGGCATCATCCGGCTTGAAGCCGAGGGCGATGAACTTCTGGATGGTGGCAGCCTGATCCGCGATGTCCACGCCGGTGGTGACCCACGTCTTGCGCATGGACTCGATGATTTTCTGACTCTCTGCAGCGGAGCCGGTGAGGGAGCCGAGGGAAACGGCCATGCGCTCCATGCCGGATGCGGTATCGACGCCCATGGATGCCTGGGAGAATGCGAGGGCGATGGCACCGGCCGCACCGGCTATGCCAGCGATGGGGCCTAGCATGCTGCCGCCGGGGATCATGTTCTTGAGCCCCGCCACCGAGCGCATGGTGGATTGGGCTGCGGCAGAGACGGCGGAGAGTGATGCGCGGGCGGTGGCTTGGAATGCGCGGAATCCGACGCCGAGACCGGCGACGGTGAGCTTGAGTGCCTTCATGCCGCTCCCGGTGGCATGTGTGGAGGTGAGCAGCGACTTGAAGCTGGCGACAGCCTTGGCGGTCTCACTGCGCGCCGGCGCGGTGGCAGCGCGCATGGAGCGAGACAGGCCAGCCATCTCCTGGCGGAGTTCCGCCGCGATTGCGAGGAAGGGGGCGAGATCGCCGCCGATAGGAATGGAGATGCCTGCCATGGTTTTCTTGGGGGAATGTCAATCTTGCAGATCGTTAGCGCGGGTGTGCCAATTCTCCCGCAGGGATGCCATCAGGGCAGTGGCTGCAGAAAGTCCGCCGTGGGCGGCTGGGTTTCCGGCGCCGGATCCCAGATGCGTGACTTTCCAGCGGCATCTGGCTCCTCCAGAGATGTGCGCGGCATGGATGTATTGGAGGGCTCTGGTGAATGGGAGGCCCCAGAGAACCCAGTGCTCCCGATCTGGATCTCCGGCTGCGCCGAGGGTGTGGATGAGTGTGGCGATCCAGTGGGGGGAGGCATCGCCGCTGCGGGCTTTCCCATGGTGTCCCCCTTTTCCGGAACGATGTCCACGAGGGAGGCGTTCATGGTGCGGCGGATGTTCTCGAACTGGGCTTGGAAACTGGCTAGATCCTCGAAGGAGATGCCGATGCCGAGCTTGCGGGCCTTTGCGCGCAGGGTTTCCGGATGATCACAATCCATGACCACCTCCTCCTCGGGGGCACTGTGGATGTAGATGAACTCGAATAGGCCTTGGAACGCGGCCGCCTCTGAATCACCGCCGGGGCCCTCGGTGAAGAGGGCGTTCTTGGTCTCCATGAGGAGTAGGACGGATCCGGCGGTGATGGGGCGGAGCGTGAGGGGGCCGCAGGTGAGCGGGACGTCACGGAAGGCGGTGGAGAGTAGGGATAAGCGGGACATGGTAGTTAGAGATGCAAGACTGCAAGACGCAAGACGCAAGAGAAGATGTCAGAGGTCAGCGGTCATTGGTGAAGATGAAAAATAGGACCTATATGACCTATGGGACTTATAGGTCCTATGAGTTAGATGGATTTGAGGGTGTTGGGGTTGACGAGGTTGGCGACGCCTTCAAGGGCCACACCTTCCGGAGTTTGATAGCGGACGGTGTATTTCTGGCCGTTGAGGTGCTTGACGGACTCGCCTTCCTTGAAGGTGGGTGTGGTTTCCACGGTGGGGGCGGCGGCTGGAGCTTGGGCGGATTTCTCGGGCTTGGGCTCGGGGGTGATGTCTGCGGGTGCGATCATGATGGTAGTTTTGTTGGTTAGGTTAGAGTTTTGCGAGTTCTTCCATGAAGGTGGATTCTGTCTTGGCGTCTGCATTGAGGGAGAGGAACTGCGGAAAGCCGGCGCGGAGGAATACGACCATGGGCCGGTGGTTGCGGACCTCACGGATGAGGCGGCGGCGGTTCTCGAAGACGCAGGAGAGGTAGGCGAATGGATGCTCCGGATTGGTGATGTGCCAGTGCGGATCCTGCCAGGCGAGCATGAGGGAGCGGGTGTTGAACTGGCCACACGGGCTCATGGGCTGGAAGAAGAAGGATATGCGATCGGGGCCCTGGCGCTCGATGGGGAAATCCGCCCAGAGCGGGCAGCCGCAGGCGAGGAGGGCGCTGGCCAGCTCAATATCATCCGTCTGGAGGCGTGGGGTGGTGGATGCCTCTGGTGCCGGGATGCGCTGGCGTGGAGCGCGCACGGCGGAATCTGCGGAGATGTTGATGACGTCCAACCTGCCCCCAGGGCGGGAGGCGATGGCTACGCGGCCTTGGCCCTTGGCGTAGCGGATGAGGTGGCGCCGGTTGCGTAGGCCTGAGATCATGTAGGAGAGGGCGTGGCGCGGGTGGCTGCGGGGCCACTCTGGATCATCCCATGCGGAGATCATGCTACCGGTGACGTAGTTCCCGCAGGGGGACTCGATGCCAAAAAAAAAGGCCACCTGCTCCACTTCTCCGATGAGGACTTGCAATGGCTGCTGCGTATCCCGTGGGATGCCGAGCGTGCCGAGGGCGGCTGCAAGATCGGTGTTGGTGGTATTGGTGGCGTGGCCGTGGAGAAATTCCATGGGGAGAAGGGATATTCGGAGGATGAAGAGAAGCGGCGGCAGTCGGGAAAAGACGCGAAAACCGACTGCCGCCTGGGGCGCTATGCGAAGCGATCAGCCAAAGAAGGGGAGGACCTCGATATCCACCTCTATTCCGCGCCAGTCTTCGTTTCCAGAAGTGCGCTTGACTTCGTTCACGACGGTGCGGCCGGTGTTGTTGTTGTAGAGGTGATTGGAGGCGATGGTGTTAGCCAAGGTGATGTTGGCGCCGAGCTTGGTGGAGAACGGGGTATTGGCCGTCATCTTGCCGGAGAGCTTGACCTCGATGGATTCATCATACTCGCTGCGGCCGGTGCGCTGGCCCACGATGTCCTTGATGTAGTTTTTCTCGTTGCGGGAAGTTTCATCGATTCCCTCGATGATGATGCCGATGGAGGTCTCCGCCGAGCCAATGCCCCATGTGCCTACGGTGCCGATTAAGTTTGCTGACATGCCATGAGCGGCGTGTCAAATCAGGCGGCGCTTGAGCAGGGAGTCTAAAACTTTCCCAAGGGTGTTTTTCTTGGGATCTTCCGGATCTACCAAGGTGCGTAATTTACGCACTGTCTCCTTCTGGAGGTGGAGTGTGACTTTCTCACGGTTTTCCGGCGGGCGGCCGGGGCGGCGGGTCTCATTCATAATCCCTCACTTCCAGAAATGCGGCGGAACGCGGAACCCCGGAATCTGTGAGGCCGAGGTGGGAGAATGTGATGGTGGTGCCGATAGCGGGAAGGCATGAGACCTGGGCGGCAGATAGGCCGGCGCAAAGACGGAAGATGGTGGCGCCCCAGCGGAGCACCATGACGCCAGCCTCATGCGCGGTAACTACAGCCTCCGCCGTGTAGATGGGCTTGAGCTTGAGCATGGACTTGCTGCGGCCGGAGATGTAGGCGGATCCTGCGGCACGGAGGACAATGCCCTCTCCACCTGCCTTGATGACTTCCTTGAGCATGACGCGCATGTGGCGGTGATCACGGATGGAGATCTGATCCAAGACGCGGATAAACGCGCAATCTCCGGCTCGAAGGCGGGCTATCTGGATGCGCTGCTCAAAGGTGCCGCGGGCGTCAGGAGCATCGAAGACCATGAAGGTGACGCCTGCCCAGCCTGCGAGCGGCTTTTCCTGAGAGCGGAGGAGCGATACCATCTTCTGGAAATTTCCACGGCCTGCCCAAAGCTCTCCCTCGAGGATCAGACCGGCGGGCATGGCAGCGATGAATTGCGCGGGCACTCCGAGGACGTTTCCTTCACGGCTGATGAATTGGAAACCATCCCACAGGGCGCGCACACCATCGCACTTCTCACTCATGAGCCAGCCTTTTACCGACTTGCCGACAAGGCTGCGGTTGAAGGATCTGGCGAGCATGGGGCGATGCATGCGGAGAGAATGCGCCGGATAATTGTTGCCGTCAACAATTATTTTTCAATTACAGCGGGTAACGATGGCCAGATAGGACAATCCGGTGATTTCCCGACGGTCTGTGATAACAGTGGTTGATCCTTCACGGAGCATGGCATGGATATAGGTATAGGCGAGAGGACCCGGTTGAGTGGCCATGCCCTGGATGGCACGATCCAGTGCTGCGGCCATGGCGCGGTGGTTTGCTGACGTCATCACATCGATGTCCGTGCGCAGGGCCACACGCAGAGCCACGCGGGCAGTGCCGGTCATGCCCTTGGCAGTTTCCCGCTGGGCTCCATCGTGTCCGATGATGATGGAAGGAATGGCAAGGGTGGCCTCTCTCCGGAAGTGGACGACTGGAGTGCCTGCGGTGACTCCGGTGGGAAGGGTGGCTGTCCAGTAGGTGACGAGATCGGTGACGAGTTGGTCTTCCGGTGTGAATTCTGTGGTGCTCATAGCTTTTTCTTCTTCTTTCTTAGGATGATGTTCATGCGCTTGAAGAGTTTTTGATAGGCGATGGCCACGGCTTTGTTCACCTCGCTTTCAGGGAGTGTGTCCCGGATGTAAGAGACGGAGTTGTGGATGGTGACCATGGGGTGGTATGGATCTTCCGAGATGTCCGCTCCGCCAGCCGCTCCAGGGTGGCGGGTGGATGCCCATGACCCGAATCCGCGCAGCCCACCGAGGATCTCCGCCGCGCGCGCCCAGCCCGCCTTAGCAAAGCCCACCTTTTTCTGGCGGGTCTTGATGTAGGCGTTGAGGGCCTTGGAATCCAAGACGATGCCGCGCTGCATTTTGAGATAGACGCGGCCCTTGGCCTTGCGGTGTGCCTCGTGGAGACTGGCGGATGGGGTGTGGGTGATCTGCTGGATGTAGAGGCCCTCCTGCTGCACGATCTCCAACATGCGTGAGGTGTCCTTCTCTGTGAACGCCCGCCAGAACTGCCCGGCGGCGGTCTCGTCTTTTATATCGAGATCCTCGTAGATCGAGGAGGGTGTGCCGAATACTTTGCGGATGTCTTTCTCCACCGCTGATTCTCCCGAGCGCTTGGCATCCAGCTTCATGCCGTATGGCTGGGTGGAATGAGCGAGCGAGACAGCCAGTGTGCGGCCGGTGGTTTTGAGTTCCTGTAAAAGATCCACCCCCATCTCCTTGGCGAACCGGTTGACGGAGTTCATGACGTCTTCCACGCCTTGGATGGCCAATGGGCGGAACATTTTTTAGCGGTCTTGAGGCTCGCAGCGGAGGACCCATGAGGTTTCATGCGGGCGATCCGGGCAAGACATGACGGTGAGCTTGGTGACGCTGCCAGGGGTGGATATCCACTCCACCAATGTGCCACTCTCTGGGCGGGTGGCGAGGAATGTCTTGGAGACGCGGAAGTAACGGACGCCAGTTGGCGCTTGGCCACCATCTTCTAGGAACTCCTTGGCGGCATCCCCACCGACGCCGGTGCACTGGTAGTTGAGCCCACCGATCTTGATGACGGCGGGGAAGAGATCGGTGAGCGTGGCGTCCACTCGGGTGAGGAAGGCGGTGAATTGTGAGGATGAGAGGCCCATGGGATAGAAGAGATGTCGATTTTAAGAAGACTCAAGACTGCAAGACGCAAGACGCAAGAGAAGAATAGGACGGATAGGACGGATGGGAGTTATTTTGTATTCCTGATCGCGTAGGTGTGGAGGAGGTCTCCATCGTAGATCTGGAGGGGGAGGTTGGTTTCCTTAGTGAACTCGATGACGGCGGTGACGACGCCGGGGAAGGCGCGGGAGAAGTCGTGGCCGGCGATGACGCCGCCTGGCTTGACGACACGCAGGGCGTGGCGCAGCTCGTCTCGGGTGCGCTCGTATTCGTGGGTGGTGTCGAGGTAGATCCAATCAAGGAGATTGTCTGGCGCGGTGCGGAGCCACTCGATGGAATCCATCTGCCAGGTGTGGATGGGGTGGCCGATGGCGGTGAGTTCGTTGTAGATCTCTGCCATGTCCACGGTGCGCATGTTGCGGCCATCCACATTTCCGGAGGTGTGCTGGCCTTGGAAGAGATCCACGAGGTGGAGGGTGGATGGCTGGACGATGCGCAGGATGTCCCGGGAGAAGTCACCACAGAAGACGCCGATCTCTGCGCCGACTGAATTTTGAGGGAGGCTGCGGAGGAAGTCTTGGCGATCGAGGCCGGCGGTGCCGGAATCAATGTATTTCTCGAGGCGCTGGTGGGTATCCATGCAGGCGGCGGCATCGTCCATGGCACAGGTGTGGATGTTGACTGCATCCCGCAGGGTGGTGCGGCAATAGATGGAGTTAATGCGGCCGCGCTGGGCGAGCATGTTGAAGTGGCGCGGGAGAAGACAGGTTTCCACATGCTCGGTGGCGAGGGCGTGGTTGATGGCGGTCTGCTCGAGCCAGCGGCCACCGTGCGGGTGGTGGGTCCATGCGCGGTCCATGACGAAGCCGTGCTCCCGGCCGAAGATGAGGAGGCCGCAGTTGATGTAGGTGTTAGGGTAGCCGAGTCCCCAGTCCTTGCACTCCTGGAGGAGGTCCGGATTGGCATTGGGCTCCGGAACGGCCATGAAGGGGCGGCGGGTGGACTGGAAGAGGGTTTGTGGATCCCATGGCTCTACGCAGAGGATGTCTGCATCGAAGACGAGGAAGGATTCTTCCTCCGGGAAGATGCGGTGGATGTGGCACTTGAGCCAGGAGGGGTGGCAGCAGCCGAAGTCATCGGTGGCGATGACATGGCAGGTGAGGCCGGTCATGAGTTCCATGGTGGCAGCACTGCGGCGGGCGAGATCCGACCAGCCGGGGCCCACTCCGATGCAGACTCCAATCACTGCTCTACCTCCTCCACGGGGGCGGCAGTGGTGAGCGGGCGGATGGGGTAAATGGCTTCTCCGCAGTGTTTGAGGATGATGTGAGTATCCGCATAGAGCGGGTATCCGGAATCCGCGGCGAGCTGGGAGAAGAACCAATCCTCGGAGAGGTAGCGGCGGCGCATGGCCACCTTGTCGTGGTGGACGCCTACCTTGAAGAAATCGTAGAGCGGCTGGTCTGGCTCTCCATCGTCAGGCTCGTAGGCGAGATCTGGAAAATTCTGGATGATAGCCTCGAAGACTTCCCGGGCGATGAGCATGCAGCCTGTGCCACCGTAGAGGATGCGCTGGAGGCCGGTCTCGGGATCGCGCGGTGGGAAGTCCGCGCGGGTATTGCAAACCCATGCAAGGGCTTCCTGTTTTTTCGGATAGAGGCCGATAATGAATGGGTGCTTGTGAGAGATCAGGCGGGCGATGTGATCCGGGGAGAAGATGAGATCGGTATCGAGAAAGAGGAGGTGTGTGCAATCGCTCTCGAGGAACTTGGCGGCGAGACGATTGCGCGCGCGGGAGACGAGGGAATCCCCGACCATGGGCGCGATCTGGAGGTGGCACGGCGGACGGCGCACGAGATCGAGAAGGCCAGGGATGAAGTGTGGGTGGTAAGCGCCGTAAACTGGGAGGCCGAGGAAGAGGCGGACGGTGGGGTCTGGGGTGTAAGTGTTCATGAGATTCAAGACTTCAAGACGCAAGAGAAGATAGCGGATAGATGAAAAGAAAAAGGCTCGGTTTGCAGCGTTGCAGGCGGCAAACCGAGCCTCCGTGGGGACGGGACGAGTGGAGAGATTTACAGGGGGTGAGGAGTGGGGACCTTAGAAGAGAAGATCGACCGTGAGGGTGCCGTCCGAGGCATCGCCACCGTTAGCCTCGCCAGTGGCGGAGCCGCGGATGTAGCGACGGGTGGAGGGCGGCAGGGCGACGGTAACGGATCCGACTGGGAAGCCAGCGCCGTTTGCATCCGTGACGGTGAGGGCAGCGAGCGATGCGATGTTGGCAAAGGTGCTGTTGTCCGCGCTGTCTTGGAGCTTGACGGTGATATTCTTGTTGTTGGCACCGGTGGCCACAGTGGTGGAGAGCTTCACATGGAAGGCCTCGGTGATGGGGAAGGGGAGAGTCTTGCCCAGGTCCACTCCGGCCGTGTTTTTCACGGTGGCGGCGTTTGGCAGGGTGACGGTCTTGGTGAGGGAGGCATCCTTGATGCGACGTTCGGAAACTGGATCAGACATGGTGGTAGGGAGTTAGGCGTTGAAAAGTAGCTGGGGAGGAAGTCCCTCCGCGCGGTGTATGAGCCGCGCGGAGGGGGCTGGGGGTTAGCTGTTGGTGGTGGTCTCGGTGCTGAGGAGGCTATCCGTGAGGATGATGGGGATGCCTGCCAGTTCGGTGGGGGCCGGTGCGAAGGCTCCGGTGCCGTCTCCGCCTGCGGATTGGTAACCCACGGCCGAGCGGCTGACTTGCAGCGAGTAGGCTGCGGTGCTGTTCATGAGCCAGCGGAGGCTACCGCTGCGGCGAGCGATGGGGACATTGCTGAGGCACTGGGCACCGAGGGCGTCCGTGAGCTTGTTGGCAGCGGAGATGCCGCGGACACGATAGACGCTGTGGGCGGATCCGACTTGGAGGCCGAGCCATGCGCTGAGGTTGGAAACCCATGCCATGTAGGGATTGGTGCCGTCCGTGACTTGCTGCTTCATCCAATCCGGCATCATGAGAGCGCCGGATTTTCCGATGACGAAGTGCACACCCTTGAGGCTGAGGTCCACCAGGTAGGCGGATGTGGTGCTGGTGGTGCCGCCTGCGTAGACGGTATCCACGGAGAGCTGCGATGCGAGACCGGCGAAGCCCTTGGCATTGGCGCTGGTGCCGTAGTAGGTCTGGCTGCCGATGGCTTGGATGGCGGACTCGAGTGCACCGGCGCCTTCCTGGGCGAGGACGTCCCCGAGGCTGCGGTCATCCGCACCGACGATGGCTTCGTCCACGCTCATTTGAGCATCGAGGAAGTAGCACTGTTTCAGCTCCTGGACGAAGGTGGACTTGCCAGCGGCGATGCCTTCATTGGGATTGCGGAAACCGGATGCGGGGAGCGCGGTGCGACGGCCGACCATGTAGGTGACACCAGCGATGGGGCGCACTGGGAAGGAGCGGAACTCCGGTGAGTAGGTGGTGACGTCTTCGATGAGCCCGACAATGGTGTCATTGTTGGTGCGGGCGGCGATATCAAGCATGGTGAGATTGGACATGATGGTAGTGAGTTAGATTGAGAATTGGGGTTGAAAAAACGGGGGTGTTTTTGGTTTGGTTAGTTTGAGAACTTGGCGTTGATGGCTGCGGCGGCGCGTTCCACACCTTTGAGGTGCGCGAAGTCCTGCCCCTTGGGCGGCTCCGACTGGACGGCGACGAGCGTGGACTCCTGGACTCCGAGGCTCTCCACGACGGAGAGGACTTGGGCGGCGACTTGCTGCGGGACGCTGGCGACTGTGGCCTGTGCGGCGGCAGCTTCTGCGGTGGCGGCGGTGGCCTGTGCCTCGAGCTGCGCTTCGAGCGCCTCAAACTCCGCGATGCGGGCTTGTGCGGACACAAGTGCGGCGGAAGTAGCGGCGTGAGCGGCAGACTCAGAAGCCAACCGGGACTGCAGATCCGTGATGGTGGACTCAGCACCGACAAGGCGGGCGAGGAATCCAACGCGGGCGACGGGGGCGGCATCGGAGGCGGGGCTCGCTTCAACGGCGGAGGCCGGAGCGGTGGCTGTCTCAACAATGGCGGGTGCAGGGGTGGTGTCTGGGCTATCCATGACACGGGAGGGGTGTCAAATGAGATGATGAAGAGATGTCAGGAAGAGCAGGACGCGGCAAGGGGACGCAAGGGGACGCAAGGGGACGCAAGAGATAGAAGATGAAGATGACCGTATTGACGCTGTTGACGGGATTGATGGAGGGAAGAGGAAGAGGGTGGAGACGAGTGCGCCCCGCCGAGAACACTTCAACCCGGCGGGGCGCTTATTCGACCGGCGGAATCCATGATCGCCGGGAAAATGATGATGGGGATGCTACGGGCGGAGGATGGCGATGAGGGCCTCGATGGAATCTGCGGTGTCATCGATGATGCCATCAGGCGCAAACTCAGCAGGCCAATAGGCTCCGTTCATGACTTCATCCTTGATGCCGCGGCGCTTTTTCACGAAGCCCTTGAACTGGGCGGAGAATTGATCGACCACGAGTTGCTGCGCGGCGAGTTCCTCGGGTGTCCATGGCTTACCGGGTGTGCCAGCTCCCTTGACGGATCCGGAACGGAACATGCGAACCTCGAGGCCTTCCATTTCGTAGGCGCGGGATTCGTCCAGGTAGGCGGCATAGGTGGAGATGCTGCCGACGATGGCGGATGGGGCGGCCACTATCTGCTCACATGCGGCGGCGATGAAGTAGGCAGCGGATGCGCACATGGTATCGGTGTAGGCGATGGTGGACTTGACCTTGGTGAGAGCCTCGATGGCGCGGGCGCACTCGAGGCCACCTACGCAGGATCCACCTGGGGAATCGATGTGGAGGATGACGTCTGTGATGCGCTCGTCTGCTGCGATGTTGGCAGCTTGGCGGGCGATGATGGCATAGTCTGCTCCGCCACACATCATCTCGAGATTGGAGAGGTGCTTGCCGAGCATGCCACGCACGGGGAGGATGGCGAGACTGCCGATGACGGTGACTTGTTCGTGCCAGGCGTGGACGTTTCCATTTTCATCCCGCCAGCATGGACCTTCTTTGTCGTCACCATCGGCGCGAGGGACGGCGATGCGCGCGGAGTAGGCGGCATCGGTGTGCTCGGGGCGCTCGAGGTAGGAGCGGAATTGGCGGCAGATCTCGGCGTGATTGAGCGGGAGGATGCTCCATGGCTCGCAATAGAGACGGCCGGCGATGTGTGGGAGTTGTTTCATAAGAAGATGTCAGCGGTCAGTGGTCATTGGTCATCGGGAAGATGAAGAGAAGAAGAGGACGAATGGGAGTTATTTGGTTTTGATGTCGTCTGCGGCGGGGTCTTCTTCATCGAGATCATCGAGCTGCTCGGGATCGGCTTTGCGCTTTTTGATATCCCCGATGACGAGGCCGAGGTCTTTGAGAGCGGAATCCTCGGCTGACATTTGGCGGATTTCATCGAGCCAGTGCTTGCCGGAGAGGGCAAAGAATTCTTGGAGGCTCATCATGCGGTTGGCGACGAGTTCGATGTTTAGTTTTCCTTCACGGCCTTTGTCGGCGGTGATGGATTCCTGCGGGAGCATGGCAACTTTCCACCACTCCGGATCCTTGCAGGCGCGGAGACGGCCAGCCTTGATTTCCTTGGCGGTGGCATAGACCCAGAAGCGGCGGACGAAGTTGCGCTTGTGAAGCATGCGGGCGCCGATCCATCGCTGGAGCTTGGAGTTGAGAAGGCGGTTGTTAGCTCCGCGCAGTTTTTCCATGTTCCATACGATCTCGGGCGGGAGCCCGCAGCCCCATGAGATGTCACGCACCATCCAATCGAGGAGGGCGAGTTGGTTAGGATGCGGGGCGGCATCGATGATGGCCTTGAGAGATTGTCCGGGTGCCAGGCGCGGGATATTGCCGCCTTGCATGATTTCCTCATAGTTGAGGCGGGCGGTGGCTGCGTTTCCGGCGCCATCGGTGGTGGTCACGCTTTTCTGGCGGACTTGGCCGACGATGGCTTGCGTGGAGTTTGTTTGAAAATTGGTGCCGAGCTGGGATTCTACGGTGAGCGGGATCTGATTGCGGACCTTGATGCCGTATTTCACATCACGGACGATCTCCCCGATATCAATGAGGTGATTGATGGCGGCGCGCAGGATGGAGACGGGGCGGACATGGCCGATTTTCTTGAAGTGGCCATAGTAGATGCAATCCTGTGCGGAGACGGTGCGGACGGCGGTGCGATCGCTGGGGTCCACGATGCTGTAGCGCATGTGACGGTGGAAGCGGTTGATTTTCACGCCGTCCATCCAATCGTCGGTATTGTCGGCGGTCCCGTAGGGGTTAGCGATCTGGTGGGCCTCGTAGGTGGCGATGCGGGCGGTGCCGGAGGATGTTTCGGTGAGGATGGGAAGGAGATCGCCATCACGAAACGCGGCTTCATCGAGCTTGATCTGGTATTCCCAGAAGGAGAATTTGCCGGAGGCGTCGAATACTTCGGGGATGGATTGCTTATCTCGGAAGGATGCGTTGGCGAGTTCGTTCCACTCCTTGTCTCCGGTGGCTGCCATGGGGGTGAGGTATCCGATGAGATCCGCCATGCACTCGATGATGTGACCTGCTAGTCCGATGTTTTCACAGAGTGCGCGGGCGCGCCGGCAGATCTCGAGGCGGGTGAAACTGCCGATTTCTCGGCGGGTGTCCATCTGCGGCCAGTAGATGTAGCCGCGCATGGATGAGGAGCCCACTGCATCATAGCCAGTGCCGCCGCCGTAGCTCGCGCTGCTGTTGGTGGCTGCTGACAGAAAATCGTCGGGGATACCGGCGGAAGTGGTGGCGGAAGTGTTCCCGCGGCGTGATCGACGTGTGCGTGCCATGTGATTTAGGTGCCCCAGGGGCGTTTGGATAGATCGAAAGCGGCAGAGGATGGCTGATCGGGCAGAGCGGGATCTTCCATCTGATCGATAGCGGCCTGCAGGTGCTCGAGGACGTAGGCCGGATCTCCGGAGATCGGGCGTCCGGAAGCTCCTCCTCCCTCAAATGTGACTTGGGTGATCTGCACTCCGGCCAACACATCGGCGCAGGCCGTGGCCCGCGCTGTCTGGAGTTGGGCTAGGGTGTAGGTCTGGGTGAGGGATTTGACGACGAGGGTATTGACGGCCACAGTTTCGGAGGGGTGTCAAAGATCATGGTTTTCCGCAGCCTCGGCGCGCAGGAGTTCGGGGGAGAGGTAGGTCCAGAGGATGAGGCCCATTTTCACGGTGTCCCCGTAGTCGTTTCCTTTGGGGGTATTCCACCGGACGCGGCCGTCTTTGTCCCGCTCGAGGCGTTCGCGCATGAGTTCCTGGGTGAACTCCGTCTCGAGGTTCATGGGAAGCCATGTGCGGGCCTGCTCGTAGGCGGCGAATTTTTCCGCGTTGAAGCGGGCGATCCGGCGGATGTAGAGGTCCCGCTTGAAGGTGTTGTCATCATAGACGACGACGGGCATGGTGGGCGCGAGTTCGTCATCCTTCCGGATGCGGTAATCGCGCAATGCCACGATGGATCCGGCGCCGCCTGGAGATCCGCGGGAGGTGAAGACGGATGGGAAGCGGGCATAGGCGTGCTGGCGGACCTCGAATGTGCGGTGACCGCCTTCGTCGATCATGCCGACGGAGACCTGCATTTCTCCGGAGTCAACGGTGCCGTCTTCGTTTCTAACTGACCATCGGACGGAGCGGAGGAGTGCGTCATCGAGGTCACCAAGCTCCAGGCATGAGCCCCAATCGATGATGTATTGGTCTCCATTTCGTGCGAATGCTTGGATGGTCCACTTGGAATTCTCATCCTGCGTGTCTGCGAGGAGCGCGCAGAAGAGTGGGCGGATGGAGATGGGTGTGCCGATATCGATCTGCTGGCCATCGGCCTCGATTGGTGCGTTGTCGGATGTGGTCGGTGGCCGTTGTCGGCGGTATGGCCCACGGAGCGCGAGGAGCTTGTCTTCTGTGACCTCTGCGATGGATTCTTGATCGGGCATGCCGAGGTGGTTTTGGAGGAAGTCCCGCATTTTCATCGGATCCTTGAGCGCGGCGATAAACTTGAGAGCGAGGCGTCCGAATGAGACGTTCTCGTTTTGGGAGTAGAGATCGGAGTAGTGCGCGGACATCCGGCGCGGATACCAGGCGGGGACGAGCCGGTCTTCGCCACCCTCATCGGTGACGGTGCGGAAGTTGGTGGGCCGCCACTCTCCACGAGCTACCATCTCTCGCTTGTGGTGGTCTCTGATTTCACGCTTGCAGTGGGCGCACTCGTAGAAGGTCTCGGCGGAGACGCGCGGAAGATCCCATTCGTTTGTGAGGTCCTTGCAATGGCTGAATTTCACACGCTCCCACACGAGTTCTTGAAATTCTCCACAGTGCGGGCATGGAACGAAGGCCTTGTGGCGGCTGCCGGTCATGAACTCCTGGTGGATCTGGCCGGTGACGACGGTGGGAGTGGAGTAGGTGATGAGCTTGGCGCCGGTCTGCTCTTTGAGGCGGGCGCGCAGGAGATCGACGGTGAGGGACTCGCCGCGGATGGACTTGTGCTTGTCCACTTCGTCCGCGATTCCGAGAGTGGCGGTTTTGTTGGCGAGCGATCCGGCGGATCCGGCACCGGTGAGCCACAGGTTCATGCCGGGAAGGCGGAAGGTGAGGGTGGTGATTTCGTCCTCGGACTCGACCATGATTCCCTTGGTGGCCGGCGAATCTTCGAGGAGCGCGGAGAGGCGGTCTGAGATGTTGCGCGCTTCCTTGTCGGAATCGATGACATACATCGCGTTTCCCGGGTCCTCGGAGATTTTACGCACCAGATGGCCCATGGTGTGGAAGCTGAGTGAGGCCTGTGAGGATTTTTGACAGTGCAGTTCGTCCCACTCGCTGCCATCGAAGAAGACATCGAGGAGCCGCGCTGGAAGTGGCGTGTAGCCGGGATCGTAGGCGCCGGGTTTCCCCGGGTTTTCTGTCGGCCGGAGGGTGATGTGATCGGCCATCCACTCGGCAAGGCCCATCTCCCCGCGCGGGTGGAACACCGAAAGGAAACACGAAAGCACTAGCTCACGGGTGCTCATTCCAATGTCAGGGTTTCCGAGAATCCGGCAAGGCAGCAATCACGGAAGACGGTGTTGATTTCCGCGCGCCAAACGGATTGGAGATCGGAATCGGACTCCGCAGCGCGCAGCCTGGCAGCGGCCTTGCCCGCACGGCCCAAGAGGGAGCGCTTGAGAACCGTGAGAAATTCGACGGTTGCGGATCTCACCGCGGCCGTGCGCTGGTAGTCGCCGCGCTGCTCGAGCACCGTGGGCAGCAGTCTCTCGAGCTGCCGGATCTCGCTCGATATCTTCTGCTGCTGGTCGAAGTAATTGCTGGCTCTGGAAAATTCCCCAGCCCTCAGAGCGGTCTCCCGCATCTTCGAAAGCATGGCAAACTCGCGGCGATATCCCGAAAGCTGCATTTCCATCCCCAGCTCGGACTCGTGCACTTCGGGCAGATCCATCGGCGTTCCCTCCGGTTCATCCGTCTGCTCTGTGGCCGGCGCTTTTCCGCTTGCCATCTCAATCCCCGCCATGAATCGCCGGGTGACTTTGCCAAGGTGCCGAGTTCCCCAGTCCTGCATTTTCTCCGGATCATCGAACGGCACCGGATCCCGCTTCTCTTTCCCGATCGCCAGAAACTTCTTCACCGCCCGCTCCGAGTAACCGTAGCGCGAAGCCCACCGGGGGATTGACCCCTTCGGCGTTCTTTCTCCTACCGGCTTCCCAAGCAAATCGACCATTGCCTAGTCCCGAATGTCAAAAGTGCAAAGTGCACACAGAAAAAAGCACCCCCTCACCGTGGAAATAACAAGAGTATCGAGCAC